GGTGGACTAAAGCGCAGATGCGGTGGGCTGAAACGCAGAAGCAAGAGATAACAGGCGCAGACGGTGGAGCGCAGATACATCAAGTCACATGGCAGAAATAGTCATTCCGTACAAGCCTCGTGATCAGCAGATCAAGATTCACGATGCCATTGACAACCATCGCTTTACAGTCGTAGTTGCCCATAGACGCATGGGGAAGTCTGTAGCCGCCATCAACCATCTTATAAAGGCTGCGATTCAATGTGATAAACCTAATCCGAGATTTGCTTATATTGCTCCTACTTACGCTCAGTCAAAGCGTGTTGCGTGGGACTATCTACTTGAATTTACTCGTCCATTGGGTGCTACTGCTAATATTTCGGAGCTTAGGGTGGATTTTTGGGGTAGGCGCATTAGCCTTTTCGGTTCTGACAATCCCGATTCTTTACGTGGTCAGTATTACGATGGGGTGGTGCTTGACGAGGTTGGGGATCAAAACCCAAAAATCTGGAACGAAGTAATACGTCCAGCTTTAGCGGATAGACTAGGTTGGTGCTTGTTTATTGGCACACCTAAGGGAAGAAACCACTTTGCAGACTTCAGAGATCGAGCTGAAGAAACAGAAGGTTGGGCTTTACTAGAGTTCAAAGCAAGCCAGACAGGCGTACTTAGCGAGAAAGAATTGAATGATGCTCGTGCTGAGATGGGCGAGGATAAGTATGTGGGTGGCTCAATTGGTTGGCAAGGAAGTCAGGCTCATTGATTTCGTGGAAAACCACGGGGTCGGGCTTGATTGGTATGTCAATTGGCTCAAAGAAAATAGATATGAGCGTTTCGACCAATACCTTCCACATGACGTTGAAGTCCGTGAGATGGGGACAGGAAAGAGTCGCAAGGAAGTCCTCCAAGAAGCAGGACTAGAGATTACCGTAGCTCCTAGATTATCTGTGGCTGACGGCATACAGGCAGTGCGTAGGTTGCTACCACGTTGTTGGTTTGACAAGGATAAGACTAAGCAGGGCGTTAATGCTTTACGTAACTATCGTAGGGAATATAACGAGAAGCAGAACGTCTATTACGAGAAACCGCTTCATGACTGGGCATCTCACGCATCAGATAGTTTCAGGTATTTAGCGATAACACTTGACGAATCAGACGATTCATGGTCATCAAATATCCCAATAAATACTAAATGGGTTGTATAATAAGCAAAATATCCGCATAGGGTTTAGCTATGGATTCAGGACAAGTAAAAGGTATTTTAGAGAACGAGATTGAGAACGCAATCGGCTTTATCGACTCTGAAACTACTGACGAACGCACTAGAGCATTACAGTATTACTTACGTGAACCTTACGGTAACGAGGTTGAAGGTCGCTCACAGATCGTTACAGGCGAAGTAGCTGAAGCTATTGATGGCGCATTGCCACAGCTTCTGCGTGTCTTTACGACAACAGAGGACATTGTTTACTTTGAACCTAAGAGTCCGAATGACGAGGAATCAGCCAAGCAAGCTACTGAATACTGTAACTGGGTGTTCTATCGTGAGAATGATGGTCTGCTGATTCTGCATAACTGGTTTAAGGATGCGCTCCTGCAAAAGACAGGCGTGGTTAAGTCTTACTGGGATTCTCAAGAAGATGTAGTCAAAGAAAAGTACAAGAACCTAACAGAAGAAGAACTCGCCTTATTGCTATCTGACGAGACGATGGAAGTAGTGCGCCAAAAGGTAGAGATGGTAGAGGCAGGAGTTGACGAGATGGGTATGCCGATTATGGCTCCGTCTTATTCTGTAACGGTAAAAAAGGTTAAGAAGTCAGGTCAGGTAAAGATTGAGAATGTACCGCCAGAGGAGTTCTTGATCTCTAAGGCTGCTAAGACTATTGATGATTCTCCGTTCGTAGCTCACAGACGTTTGATGCCTCGTAGTGATCTTATCGCTATGGGTTACGATAAAGACGTAGTTGACAGTCTGCCAACGTATGACGATCTAACCTACAGTCCTGAGCGTATCGCACGATTTAACCAAGACGAGCAGCCTGATTCAGCTCCTAGCTTAGACTTCTCGATGCAGACTGTTGAGGTATACGAGTGCTATATACGTATTGACGAGGACGAGGACGGTATCGCTGAGTTACGCAGGATTGTTTACTGTGGCTCTGAGATTCTGGATGACGAGGAAACTGACGTTATCCCGTTCCATTCAATCTGTCCGATACCAATTCCACATAAGTTCTTTGGTCAGTCATTAGCTGATCGCACGATGGACATTCAGTTAATCAAGTCAACGTTAATGCGTCAGACTTTGGATAACTTGTATCTAACGAACAATGCTCGTGTTGGCGTGGTTGATGGTCAGGTAAACCTTGACGATATGCTTAACGCTACTCCTGGTGGCATTATCCGAGTAAAGAACCCTAATGCTCTGATCCCAATGCAAGTGCCTAGCGTAACTGGTCAGGCGTTCCCAATGTTTGAGTATCTGGATGGTGTAGCAGCAAAGCGTACAGGCGTATCAGACGCTAACGCAGGTCTTGATCCAGACGTACTCAATAACGTAACTGCTACTGCTGTAGCGGCTATGATGAAGTCTAATAGCGGTAAGTTAGAGTTGATCGCTCGTGTGTTCGCTGATACTGGCGTTAAGTCTCTGTTCAGAGGTATCTTGCATCTATTGGGCAAGTATCAGGACAAGGCAAAGCTAGTCCGTATGCGTGGCAAGTATGTTCAATACGATCCTAGAACTTGGGCGAATGAATACGACATTAGCATTAACGTAGGTCTTGGTTCTGGTGACAGAGATCAGAAGCTGGCAATGTTGCAAATGATTCTGGCTAAACAAGAACAGATATTGCAGCAGTTCGGCCCATCTAATCCGCTAGTATCGGTAGGGCAGTATCGCACCACGTTAGCAAAGTTTATCGAGTCAGCAGGATTTAAAGATGCAAACGCATTTCTTAACGAGATTACTCCTGAACAAGATGCTGCTCTTGCACAGCCTCAACCTCCATCTCCCGATGCACAGGCAGAGGTTGCTCAAATGCTTGCGAACGTTGAACGAGAGAAGATCGCTGCGAAGTCGCAGATTGACTCGGAGAAGCTAAAGTTAAAGCAGCAGGAACTCGAAGCCCAATATACCCAAAAGGGCTTAGAGATGGCTATGAAGAACCAACAGCAACAGGCTGACATTAAGATTAAAGAAGCTCAGTTAGCTGTTCAGCAGTTACAGGCAATCTTAACGATGGATATGGCAGACGAGCAGATGCGTCAGAAGCAAGCTGAGATTGTTCTAAAAGCGATTAAAGAATTAGGTGGTTTAGTCCAATGAGTAAAGCAGATTGGGCAGCTCGCATACTTCAAGAAAGGGCTTACTAACCAGAAGCTCATTGACGCAAAAAGATGGAAGATTTTGTAGTCCGTATAGGGCGGTTCCCTATATAATTATGGAAATGAAAACATGAGCGATACTGAAAGCACCACTCCAGAGGGAAGTGCGCAGTTAGATGTAAATGGTGCAGCTAACGCTATTTTGGGATTAATGGGTACTGATGACGGCTCCGAACAGGAACAACCAGAACAGCGCACAGAATCCAACGATAGCGATGCCGAATCAGAGGAATACGAGGAATCGGACGAATCTGAGGTAGAACAAGAAGAAGCTGATGAGTCAGAGGAACCCCAAAAATTCCGAGTGAAAGCTGCGGGAGAAGAACGTGAGGTAACCCTAGATGAACTCATTAAGTCGTATCAACTTGGCACTGATTATACAAAGAAATCGCAAGCTGTAGCGGAAGAACGTAAGGCGGTTGAGGCCGAACGCCAAGCAGTTCAAGAAGCGAAGCAACTCCGTGATACTTATGCGGAGAGGTTGCAGTATATCGAGCAAGCCTTGATGCAGCCTCAAGAAACAGAGAATCTGGAATACCTGAAAGAGACTGATCCTATTGGATACGCTGTTAAGGTTGCAGAGATGTCTCAGAGGGAAAAGCAGTTAGCGCAGGTTCGTGCTGAAAGAGAGCATATAGCTCAACAGCAGGAATATGACAGACAGAATCAGTTACGTGCAAAGGTCGCACAGGAAGCTGAGAAGTTAGTTGGTGCGTTACCTGAATACGCTGATCCTGTTAAGGGTGAAGTGATCCGTAAAGAGATACGCAGCTACGGTAAACAGGCTGGATTCTCGGATGATGAACTAGCGAATGTATTTGATTCTCGTGCTGTATTAACGCTATATAAAGCTATGCAGTACGATAAATTGAAAGCATCGCAACCAGCTATTGCTAAGAAGGTGAATGACGCTCCGAAGGCTATGAAGCCTGGAGTATCAAACCCAAGAGATAGCAATGCTGAAGATATTAAAAAACTGAAGGCTAGGGTTAGACAGTCTGGAAAGATTGGCGATGCCGCAGCCGCTTTTGAACGATTCTTATAAGGAAATATAATGCCTACATATCAAACATTTACCGCTATCGGTATGCGTGAAGATTTATCTGATGTTATCTATAATATCAGTCCTGTTGACACTCCTATCATGTCTAGCATAGGTAAAACGTCTGCGACTGCGGTTTATCATGAATGGCAGACTGACTCGCTTTCTGCTGCTACTACCGCTAACGCTGCGGTTGAGGGTGCAGACGCTACATCTATCACTGCTTCTCCAACGACTCGTGTAGGTAACTACACACAGATCGTACAGAAAACTATTCAAGTTTCTGGTACTTTGGACAAAGTAAACAAAGCAGGTCGTAAGTCAGAAAAGGCTTACCAGTTAGCTAAGGCTTCTGCTGAAATCAAGCGTGACTTAGAGACTATCATCACTGCTAATCAAGGTAAGTCAGCAGGTACATCAACTGTAGCTCGTACTATGGGTTCATTGTTGTCATGGATCAAGACCAACAGCTCACAAGGCAGTGGTGGTTCGGCTCCAGCAACTTCGGGTACATCTACCCGTACCGATGGTACACAGCGTACTGCAACTGAAGCATTGATGAAAACTGTTATCGCTTCGATCTTTGATCAAGGTGGTTCACCAAAGGCTGTATTCGTTGGTTCAGCAGGTAAGCAGAAGGTATCTACCTTTGCTGGTATCGCTGTTAATCGTTATCAATTAACGAAAGCAGAACCTGGTGTTATCGTGGGGGCGGCTGATCTCTACGCTAGCGATTTTGGGACTCTGAGTATAGTGCCTGACAGATTCATGCGTAGTCGTGATATGTTGATCTTGGATCCTGAGTATGCAGCTATGGCTTACTTACGTCCATTCATGACTAATGAATTGGCTAAGTCTGGTGACTCTGAGAAAACTCAGATTCTTGCTGAAGTAACTTTGGAAGTGAAGAACGAAGCAGCACATGGTATCGTTGCTGACTTAGACTTCTCGCTGTAATTTGACTAGCCCCTGCCTGATGGTGGGGGCTTTTTAGAGGGATTAATGGAAAACTATCGCACTCAAACAGTTCATGCGGACGGTGATGGCGGCATTATCATCGAAACTAATCAAGATATAACTGACATCTTAGAACGTAATCAAGTTCTTAGAGACATTGATAAAGCTAGGACAGGAGCAACCGAAGATTTACATTTAATAGGCTCAATACCTTTTACGGCTATTGATAAGCTAAATGAAATGGGGATCATGCGTGGATTTGTTATTGTTGATGAAGTCGCTTTTAAAAAGTGGTTTAATCATCCTGACCAAGCAGTATTAAAGATATATCGGGGAACAGTGTGAGAGTTGGCGTTTGTATTCCATGTAGGGACGAAGTACATACAGGTTTTGCGTTTGATTTTGCTAGGATGGCTGCACATGATGCGTCTGTTCGATGCAAGGACGGTAAGGGTGGTCTAAGCCTCTATACGATGCCTGGAACGCTTATATTCGATCAGCGTGAGAAGTTAGCTCAGGTAGCATTAAAAGAGGGCTGTGACGCTGTTCTGTACATTGATAGCGATATGCGTTTTCCTCCTGATCTGATAACGATAATGTTATCTCGTGAGGTTGGAATCGTAGGTGTCAATGCTGTTACTAGACGTAAGCCATGTATGCCAACGGCTAAACTACTAGTTAAGTCAGAGGATGAGAAAGGGATTCGCCATCATTGGTCTAATGTCGATTCTCGTGGTAAGGAAGGTATTGAGAAGATTACTGCTGTTGGTTTTGGGGCGGTAATGATTCGTAGGGAAGTGTTTGAGAAGGTTCCTCAGCCGTGGTTTGATGCAGGATGGGGGCCTACTGGTGTAGTCGGTGAGGATGTTCACTTCTGCGTTAAGGCTGGTGACAATGGCTTTGATACTTGGGTGGATCACGAGCTGTCTATGCACATAAAACACATAGGTACGTATGAGTATGGCTGGGATGATTTTGAGCAACTAGAGGAATAATATGGCTTTTAGTACATACAGTGACTTAAAGACTACGATAGCTAGTTACTTAGCTCGTAGTGATTTAACGGCTATGATTCCTACGTTCATCCAGTTGGCTGAATTACGTCTGCGTAGAGAACTAAGAACTCGTCAAATGCTGGTTGTAGCTACAGCAAATACGACAGGTGGAGACTCTACCGTAGGATTACCTACTGACTTCCTAGAGATGCGTGATATTCACGTCAATACTAATCCTATTACGACACTAGCTTATAGTGCGCCTAACTCGTTCTATAACTCTTACAGGGCTACAGAATCAGGTAAGCCTACTGACTATACTGTGTTAGCGACTGAGCTTCAATTGTCTCCTATTCCTGACAGCACTTATCAGTTACAAATGCTCTACTACGCACAGCCGTACTTCTTGAGCGACTCGAATCAAGGTAATGTATTCTTAACTAACTTCCCTGATGCGTTGCTTTACGCTTCTTTAGGTGAGGCAGAACCGTATCTAATGAATGATGCAAGATTACAGACTTGGGCTAGTTTGTACGATAGAGCAATATCATCAATAACGATTGCAGACCAGAGTAGTGAGTACAGTGGTCAGCCAATGTCAATGAATTATAACGTGAGGTAATAATGAAGTGCTGCACCAAGTGCAATACTGAAAAGCCTTACGAGATGTTTACTAAGGAAAAGTCCACAAAGGACGGCTTTAGTAGATGGTGTAGAAGTTGCAAGAAAGAACATAAAGATAATTGGTATCAAAGTAACGCAGAATCAGAGAGAGAAAAAGCAAAAGAACGTCACGTTGAAAATTACGATAAAAATAAAGAACGAATTAAAAAAAGAGTAATAGAATGGCAAAGAAATAACAAAGAAAAATATGCTGCAAAATCTAAAAGAAGTTACGAAAAAAATAAACTAAGTTTATTTGCATACCAAGCATTAGCTAGGGCGGCAAGAAGAAAAGCAGTGCCAAAATGGATTGATGAAGAAATAAAGAAACAGATACAAGATTTTTATATTGAAGCTAGATTAAAAACTAGAGACTCTGGAATTAAGTATGAAGTAGACCACATAATTCCTCTAGTAAATAATGAAGTATGTGGTTTGCACGTTCCTTGGAATTTAAGAGTTATAACTCAATTTGAAAATCGCAGCAAAAGAAATATATTTAAGGAGTAACAAATGGCTGAAATGTCAAATTTTTTAGAAAACGCTCTAATTAACGCTACCTTGCGTAATACGAGCTACACAAGTCCTGCTGCTGTTTATGTAGGTCTTTATACATCTGATCCTACTGATGCCAATACTGGCACTGAAGTATCTGGTGGTTCTTATACACGTACTGCGGTAACGATGGGTGCGCCTAGTAACGGTGTATCTACGAATACTGCTGCGGTAGAGTTTCCACAGGCTTCTGGTTCATGGGGAACAGTTGGTTGGATCGGCATTCTTGACGCTACTTCTAGCGGTAACTTGCTGTATCACACAGCATTGGACACATCTAAAACTATATCATCTGGAGATATCTTTAAGATAGCTATTGGCGGTCTTAGCGTAACTCTGGCGTAAGGGGTAAATAATGCCACTAGTTGTCGCAGATCGTGTCAAGGAAACATCTACCACTGCTGGCACTGGTACGCTAACGCTTGCTGGTGCTAGTGCTGGGTTTAGGTCGTTTGCTGCTATTGGTAACGGCAATACTACCTACTATTCTATTGTTGATAGCACTGCTGGAACATGGGAAGTAGGTATCGGCACGTACACATCTTCAGGTACTACGTTATCTCGTGATACGGTACTAGCTAATAGCTCAGGAACTACTTCTCCTATATCTTTTGCAAGCAATAGCAAGGATGTATTTGTTACGTATCCGGCTACTAAGTCAGTTCATGAGGATGCTACCAATACTGCTTACTCAGATCAATTTGCCGCATCTAACGGTATCGTATTAAATAACCTAACTGTAGCTACAACATTCTCGATTCCTAGCGGATATTCAGCTATGAGTGCAGGCCCTATTACGATTAATAATGGTGTAAGCGTAACTGTTCCTAGTGGGTCTAAGTGGGTGGTATTCTAAATGTTTGGTTTATCGGCATACTCACAAGCACCGTATTCGTCATTAGCGGGTGATGCAGGGAATGTCGTATTAGCCACTGCTGCGGTAGATGCTTTTGCCACAGTAACAGCAAACGCTTTTGCTATTTATGACGGTGCAGGAAGTATTAACGGCTCTGCTACTGTTTCTGCTATTGGTATAAGGATTCAAACTGCTACAGGCTCTATAGATGCAACTGCGGTAGTAACTGCGGCTGGTGGCATTATTTATAGTGCTACTGGCTCAATAATTGGTACTGCTACGGTTACTGCTAATGGTGGCTTGTTAATCAATGCTACGGCTTCTGTAGATGGAACAGCAACAGTTACGGCAGAAGCTACTAGAGTCTTATTCTTTACTGGTGCTATTAATGGTACTGCTACGGTTACTGCTGACGGCATACGAGTTCAGGTAGGAACTGCTGCTATTGATGGAACTGCTACTGTAACTGCAAACGGTGGTGTTGAGTATGATGGTCATGCTTCAGTAGATGCTTTGGCAGAGGTTTCATGTTTAGCAATAGCTGTATGGAACGCAATAGCAGGTATAGAAGGAAATGCAGAGATAAGTGTAGAAGGTAATGTAATTGGTGACGAGTGGGATAACGTCACAGAACAATCGAATACTTGGACTATTGTTCCTTCTGGTGATAACACATGGACAGTAGTTTCATCGCAATCTGATACTTGGACAAGGCAATAATGGCTAAACAACGAATAATATTTGGTGAATGGCTACCAGATCAGCCTGGAGTTACAGGTGCTTTAACGGATGCGGTCAACTGTTATCCAGTTACTAATGGATACGCTCCAATTCTTGATGAGGTTGAGTATTCTGACGATGCTAACGCTGATTTATTGACTTGTTTTGCAGGTAAAACAGCAGGAACGGTATCATTATTTGGTGCTTCTGCTAGTAATCTGTACAAGTTTACTCCTGGTACTCGTGCGATGGCTCCATTAACCACCACTGGTTACGGAACTATTGAGTATTGGGATGCTGTTCAGTATGGCGATAAGATGATTATGGCTAACGGTGACAGCAAATTACAGCAATACACGCTAAATGTATCTACTTACGCTACAGATTTGGCTGCTGCTGCTCCTGAAGCTAAGTATGTGACGGTAGTTAAGGACTTTGTAGTCGCTGCTAACGTAGTTGGCGAAGAAAATAAGGTTTACTGGTCTGATATTAATGATGAAACAGACTGGACTCCTGGTCTTGCTAGTCAATCTGACTCTCAAGTCATACCTGACGGTGGCGATATTACTGGTTTAGCTGGTGGTGAGTACGGATTAGTGTTCTTAGAGCGTGCTATCTACCGTATGACGTATGCAGGTAGTCCGTATTTCTTCCAGTTTGACGCTATTAACCGCACTTTAGGCTGTATTTCTGCCGGATCAATCATTAACTTTGCAGGATTAACATATTTCCTAGCAGACGATGGTTTTTACGTGTGTGATGGTCAGACAACTAAAGGAATCGGTACAGAAAAAATAGATCGCTGGTTCTTTGATAACGCTAATCTAACGGCAATTAAGTTAGGAATGTCATCTGCCATAGATACAGAGAAACGCCTGATTACTTGGCTGTTCCCTGCACAGAATGGTGACAATTTACTGCTGATTTATAACATCTCGCTAAATAAATGGTCGTATGCAGAGACTACTGCTGACAGCGTATCGTTTGCTTTAACGCCATCTGTAACGCTAGAAGGTTTGGACGTATTTAGCGCAAGCATAGACTCACTAGGCATCTCTTTGGATGATCGTCAGTGGGTTGGTGGTCTATTGCTATTGTCTGCTACGAGAGGCCCTAATATCGTTACCTTTAGCGGTCAGTATAAACAGGCTGCTTTAACGTCAGGCGATATAGATGTAGGTCATTCTGTCATTACTTTAGGCAGACCGATTGTGGATCAAGGTAGCGGCTCTGTAGCGGTCGCAAGTCGTGAGCTATTGTCTGATGCCATTACGTTCGGAGATGCCTCTGTAGCCGATTCTGAGGGTCGCTGTGGGCTGCGTTCGGCAGGTAGGTATCACAGGGTTAAAACTAGTCCTAGTGGTAACTGGAAAACTGCTGTAGCGGTTGAGATAGACATAGCAGGTCAGGGTACTCGATGACGAGAACAGTCCAGTTTCAGACGTTACCTCCTTTTGGCGGAGATCAGCGACAGGTTGCTGAAGTCGTTCGTGGGATTATGGACGGCAAGACGAATAACACTGGCAAGGTCACTTTAGCCACAGGTAATGCGACCACAACGACTATATACGACAGCCGTATAGGTAACGAGAGCTTGATATTCTTGGTTCCTATAAGTAATGCTGCGGAAGCTGATTCTGCGCCCTATGGTGCGTTTCAGGACACTACAGATCAGTCTGCTGCTAATACGACAACTGCTTACGCTATAACGTTAAATACTACTGATTACTCTAACGGAGTATATCTATCGAATAGTTCAAGAATGAACGTCAGAAATTATGGCGTGTATAACATTCAATTTTCTATTCAATATAAAAATACTACTAACGATTCACAAGACGTAGATATTTGGTTTATGAAGAACGGAACGAATGTTGACGGCTCAAATAGCAGGTTTAGTATGCCAGCTAGAAAAAGCTCAGGCGATCCTAGTCATTTAATAGCAGCACTTAATTTCTTTTTGGAATTGCAAGCCAATGATTATGTTGAGATAATGTGGCGTGTTTCTGATATTGGAGTATCCATCGAGCATTACGGTACTAGCACGAGTCCTACAAGACCGTCTATTCCTAGTGCGATAGCTACGATGCAATACATAGCTCCATCAGCGACAAGTAACGTTTACGTTTCCTCACAAACTCAAGGGAGTGCAACTTTGACACATTGGTCTAACAATACAGCAGATAAAACTTACGGCTACATAGTGAATTAAAGGGTATAGCCCAGAGGATTGGATAGTAGAAGATGTCTATGCAGATTTAATCTCTAATAGATCACTTCTATGGGTAGTTTTGAAGGAGCAGAGGTTCGGTGGCTTCTTCATATTGCAGCCATCTGGACTACATCTACACGTTTGGGCAGCTTGGACGTTAGAAAATGATTATCAAATGGTTGAAGATGGGCTAAAATACATAAAAGGCTTGGCAAGTCAAGCTAATGCAAAATATGTAACTTTCTCTAGCCATCGACAAGGTTGGCAACGTAGGGCGAAACAATTAGGTTTCCGTCCTAAACAGTGGATTTGCGAGATTTGAGGGGTACGATATGGGCGGTGGTGGCGGAGGAAGCAGTACAACCAGCGGGATAGACGAGAGCATTAAGCCATATGTAACGTATGGTCTTGAGGAAGCTAAACGTCAGTATCAATCACCTGGAGCGCAATTCTATCCTGGTAAAACTTATGTCGGCCCATCTGCTGCAACATCAGAGGCTATCAGATTAGCTACTGAACGTGCTAAGGCTGGCTCTCCGTTAACTAGAGCTGCTCAATCAGAAACATTAGGAATAATTGAAGGTCGAGGCGTTAATCCATTCCTAGAGGGTGCATTAGCAGGTACTACTCGTCAGGCTACTGAGGCTTATACTCGTGGCGTACAGGGTTTGCAGTCTAAGGCTTCATCAATGGGTCGTTATGGCTCTAATGCAATGGGTCAGCAGGTAGGTCAAGCTCAAGACATATTCGGTCGTAACCTAGCGGAAAGCGCAGGTCAGTTAGCTTATCAATCATCTGAGGCTGAAGCTGGTAGGCAAATGGAAGCTATTAGAAATGCTCCTGCAATGGCTCAGGCTGATTATGGTGATATTGATAAATTACTAAAAGCAGGTCAGGCAGGTGAGTCTTACGATCTAAAAGCATTGCAAGACGCTATTAACCGTTACAACTTTGAGCAAACTGCTCCAGAGCGCAAGCTACAACAATTCACGAATCTATTCACTAGTGTACCTTCTGGTGGTACTAGTACGACTACTCAATCAGGAGGCAAATAATGGGTGCGCCATTTTTAATTCCAGCTATCGGTGCTGCTGCTGGTGCTTTAATGAAGCCTAGTAATCCATTGCAAGGTGCTTTGCTAGGTGCTGCTGCTGGCTATACAGGCGGTCAAGCATTAGGTATAACTGGTGCTACTGGAGCTGCTGGTGCTACTGGAGCTGCTGCGGTTCCTACCAGTGGGATAACAAATTCAATGATTGCTGCTCAAACAGCTCAACCTGCAATGTCTTATGCTGGTGGAAATATATTAAATGCCGCTAATGCTGCTAATACTGCTAATGCTGCTAATTTAGCATCAATGAATGCTGCTGGAATGAGCTTTGCAGGTAGATCACCGATTGATCCTGCTATGCTTAATACTACAAGTGCTGTTAATACAGCTCCTTCATTGTTGGATAAAGCTGGTATGTATGCTAAGTCTGCTTACGAAAATCCAGTAGCAACAGGTCAAACATTTGGTTATGCGAATAGTTTATTAGAGCCAGATCAGCAAATGGCAACTGCTCCAGTGGTTCCAGTTACAGCTAGAAATAAATTAGCTAATTATGATCCAATGGCAGCACTGAATCCTTACCAACAGACTGTAATTAGCAATCAACCGATTTCACTATTAGGGTGATATATGGCATTAGAAGATTTAACACCGTTCGGTACTTTACCTAAAGCATATCAAGGCTTATTAGGTGTTGACGAAACTGCTGCGTTACAAAAAAGAGCGCAGATACAGGGATTATTAGGTGCTGGTATTGCATTGGCTAGAGGAATGAGTGCATATGGCCCTCCACGTTCAGCATTGCAAAACATTTTAGGTGCAGTAGCAGGTGGATTCGAGAGTGCTGGTGGTGCGTATCAAGGTGGCATCAAGCAAAGAATGGATGCTCAGCAAATGCTACAGCAGCAAAGAACTTTACAAGGTGCAGAACAATTAAAGTTGAAGTATCCAGAGTTAGCGCAGATTATTGACACTAACTTGCCTGGTGCTATGCGTATTATTGCTGATCTTGAGCAAGAAAAGCGTCAGCCTAAATTAACGTCAGCAAAGCCTGGTGAAGTATTAGTTGATCCTACTGGTAGAGTTGTATTTGAGGCTCCTATGGGTGCTGGCAGACAAGGTGGAGTATTAACAAAAGAAGAAGCTGCTGCATTAGGATTGCCTGCTGGAGTTATATATCAAAAAACTGCTGACGGTAAGATTATGCCTGTTGAAGGCACTGGTGCAAAAGCTCCTGAAGTACGTGAATTTGCTGATGGAACTACTAGACAATGGGATGGCCAAAAATGGTTTATTCTTGCTCGTAAGCCAGTAGGTGAAGGTGCTGCTAAATCTATGTACGCATCTCAGCCTACTGTTGACGCTAGTGGTAGATTGGTTTTTCTTCCATCAAGACCTGGATTACCAATAGTTGACGCACAAACAGGTAAGCCAGTTGGAGATTACAAAGCTCCTGTAAAACAAGTTCAGTTACCTGCTGCAATACAAAAGCAAGAAGATGAAGATTACGATAGAGGTCAAACAGCTATCAATATAGCTGCTGATTCTAATAAATATATTAATGCAATTAGATCAGGAGCTATTAAGTTTGGCCCTGCACAAAGATTTTCAATGGCTGTTAGAGGTGGTTTGGGTCAAGATGATCCAGATATTATTGCCAAAAAAGATTTTGAGGCTTTTAAAGTACGTTTAATTAATGAAAGATTAAGATTAAACAAAGGAACTCAAACAGATACAGACGCAAAACGAGCAATAGATGAATTGCAAGCTGCTGATTCTCCCCAAAGTGCTGCCAAAGCTATTAATACATTAATGGAAATTAATTTGCGTGATGCTAATGATGCTCAAAATTCAATTATCCGCAGACGTAAAAATTCAAAACTAGGCGATCCAGAAGTTTTGTTAGAAATACCTAAATTTGAACCACACACATTTACTCAGCAAGATGTTAATAATCTATTAAAAGACCCTAAGTATCCTAAAGGTACGATATTTGTTGATCCAGATGGCGTTAGAAGGGTAAAACCATAATGGCAACTCAAAACATTGATTACAGAACATTGCCTGTAGCCGGAGAAGCGAATGTTCCTTCTACATCAGTTTTTCAGAAGGGTGTTCCTTATTCTGGCGCAGCAGAGACAGCTAGAACAGTAGCTCAAGGTGTTACATTTGGATTTGCTGATGAGTTAGAAGCTGCATTACGTTCTGGTGCTATTAGTGGTAAAGAATACGAGTCAATCAGAGATAGATTAAGAGCGCAGCAAACACAGTACAACATAGATAATCCTGGCTTTGCTACTCCATTAGAGTTAGCGGGTGGCATGGCTATTCCATTCGGTGCGCTTACCAAATTAAAGGGTGCTAGTGGGACTACACAGGCTGCTGTTACTGGTGAAACTATAGGCGGTCAGATTGCTCGTGGTACAACCGTAGGTGCTGGTACTGGCGCATTAACTGGCGCAGGTACAGCAGAGAAGAATCCTTTAGAAGGTGCTGCTATAGGTGGAGTTGTTGGCGGAGCATTTGGCGGTACTTTACCTGTAGCTATCAAAGGCGCAGGTAGCATGATTCGTGGTGCGCTTAACGCTGCTGGCATTGGCGATCAAACTACTGCTGCAAACAAAATACTAGCTAACACATTAAACAAAGACAATCTAACTCCTGATGAGGCTCAAGCAGCTTTAGCTGAGTTACAGAGATTAAATGTTCCTCGTCCTGTATTGGCTGACTTAACAAAGAGCTTACAAGACTTGTCTTATGCTGCTTATGTAGTGCCATCGAGTCAAAAGTCTGCAACTGCTAGATTCTTAGAGTCACGCATGATAGACCAGCCTAGCGATATCGTTAGCGGTTTAGTAAAACGTGCAGGATTAGGTAAAAATGTCAATGGCTACGAGTACCTAGATTTCTTAGCTAAGAATCAACAGTCTGCTGCGTCTGCTAAGTATCCGTTAGCTTATGAGAAGGCTGTAGATGCTCGTGATTTCCGCAAGTACGTAGATCGTCCAGTATTCCAAGATGCTTATAAAGAAGCACAAAGACGAGCTGGTGTTTATGGTGATACGTTGCCAGACTTGGAGCAAGTTCGTAACGCTCAGTTTGTTCCTACTAACGTGCTGCACCAGATCAAGATTGGTTTAGATCGAGTAGTAGAGAAAGAAATTGATCCTGTAACTGGCAAGATGACTAGTTACGGCAGAGATGTTTCTAACGTAAAGCGTGAATTTAACGACTTAATCAAAGAAAAGAATCCTATTTATGCTAAAGCAAATAAAGAGTTTGCTGATAACGAGCGTATTCGTTCTTCATTTGAGAGTGGTCAAAAGTATCAAAAGATGGAAGACAAAGAAGTCCTAGATGATCTGAAAAAGATGAATGATTCAGAAAAAGAGGCTTTCCGTCTAGGTATGATGTCAGACGTTAATTCTCGTCTTGAGAACTTTAAAGGTGGTGACTTTTCTCGTCAGATATTTAAGAGCGACAAACAAAAGTCTCTCTTACGTTATGCATTTACTGATCCTAAGCAATACAATGACTTTGTCCGTTACGTTGATGCTCTTGGTGAGCAAACTAAGACAGGCAAGGCGATCATGGGTGGCTCACAAACTGGTGAACGCTTAGCTACTAGCGAAGGTTTAGGTAGCACTGCTGCTATAGCGCAAAGTTTTGGTACTGGTGGCTTAACTGGTGGCGCAATGGAGCTACTACGTCAAGGTATGGCTAGAACTAAAGGCATTAGCGGTGAGACTTCTGCTGAGTTACAAAAGCGACTATTTGCTACTGATCCTATTGAGCAAGCAAGAATATTAATGGCAAAAACAAAGATCAGCGAATTTAGCGCAACAGCAAGCTCAAATACTGATATTGACGGTATTAACTTAGCTGAAGGCATGGCTCCTAGCCTTGTCAATAACGCAATTCGTGAATTAATGGCGCAGTTAAAGGATCAGCAGGTAGGTACTTCAGGCGATCCATTTACGGTAGCTGGTACTTTCACAGCATCAGGTGCAACGGTCATAGGAAGCACTACAACGTCCTCTGTGACGATTAACGCAGCTACTATAGACGTACCTACTACCTTTGCAATAAACAGCACTGGAGCTGTTAGATTGCCTGTAGGAACGACTGCACAAAGACCATCGTCAGCCACAGGTCAGTTACGATATAATTCAACTTTAGCAATACTTGAGACGTATGACGGTTCTAACTGGACTCCAGTAGGCGGTGCTAACGGTGGCGGTGGAGCTATCTTTGAGAACGCGAATACGGTATCAGCTAACTACACGATTACTACGAATAAGAACGGAATGAGTGCTGGCCCGATAACGGTGGCTTCTGGTGTAACGGTAACAGTACCTAGCGGTTCAAGGTGGGTTGTTGTTTAGATAAGGACAAGACATGGCGAATACTATTGTTGCCGGAAACGGTACAAATAACGGTTTAGCAGTAACTAGTGATAACACTGGTGCGCTAAATATCCTAACTGGCTCTGGCGGTGGTACTGCGGCTATCTCGATTGATTCTAGCCAGAACGTAACAATGTCTGCTGCTCAAACTGTTACAGGTAATCAAACTGTAGGCGGTAATTTAACGGTTACAGGTACTTTGTCGGCATCAGGTGGTGTTACAGGTTCACTTACAAGAGCAACTGCTCAGGCTTCTACGTCAGGCACTAGCATTGATTTTACGTCTATACCTAGTGGCGTAAAGCGTATCACTGTAATGTTTAGTGGTGTTTCTACTAACGGAACTTCTTTAATACAAGTTCAAATAGGTGATTCTGGCGGCATAGAAACAACATCGTATGCTAGTGGTGGGTGGACAGCAAACACAACAAACGCAAATTCTACTACTGGTTTTATCATACATGGCGCAAATGCAGCACCAGCTAGGGTTTGGGATGGAGTATATACAATTGTTTTACTAGATACTGCAAATACATGGGTTTTTACTGGTATGTGTAATTCTTTAAATGATAATGCTCAAAGTATCGGTATTGGTAGAAAACAAGTATCTGCAACATTAGACAGAGTACGCATTACCACAGTAAACGGCACAGACACATTTGATGCTGGCTCAATAAATATTTTTTACGAATAGAGTAAATCATGCACAGAACAATAGTTAACGTACAAACTGGTGAAGTTACTCAAGTCGAATATACGGCTGAAGAACAAGCGGCTTACGATGCTGCCAAGATAGTAAATGATGAAGCAGCTAGATTAGCAGAAGAAGCTAAGTTAGCAGAACAAACTCAAGGAGCATAAGGTGAATTTATCCAGAGTATGCACTACTTGTAACGTAGAAAAAACTTTGGATATGTTCGGTCGTAGAAAAGAAGGTAAATATGGAAGACAAGCAAAATGCAAGGCTTGTTTAAAAGACCAGTTCTTTGAGATGCAGCAGAAAAAGCATAAAGAATATTCTGCTAGAGCAAAAGTTTTAACTAAAGAAGATGCTTTGTTCTTATTTGATTATATTGATGGAAGTTTGTACTGGAAGAATCCTACTCATGGTAAAGCAATAAAAGGATCAAAAGCTGGATTTATTAATGAGGTAGGATATTATCAAATAAGTATTTACGGTAAAAAGTTTAGAGAGCATCAGATTATTTACTTAATGAATCATGGCTATATTCCAAAAGAAATAGACCACATTAACGGCAACAAGATTGACAACAGGATTGAGAATTTGCGTGAAGTTACAAGAATGCAGAATATGTACAATAAACCTGCATATAAATGTAATAAATCAGGCTCCAAAAATGTGTCATGGAAAGCTAAAATAAACAAATGGCAAGTAACTATTAGTTATGACGGTAAGCGTAAATATCTTGGAGTTTTTGAGGATTTTGAGTTTGCCGAACTAGTAGCAACTGAAGCAAGAAATAAATATCATGGCAAATATGCCAACCATAATATAGGAGTATAACCATGCCCTACGGCTTGATTGCAACAGACTCAATAACAGACTCTAGCGGTGGCGTACTTGCTCCTAGTTCTTCAGTATTCCGTAACAGGATTTTGAATGGTGACATGAAAATAGATCAGCGTAATGCTGGTGCGAGTGTTACTCCTTTAACTGGAGCAACTTATACTGTAGATAGATGGCTTACAGCATTTGCACAATCAAGTAAATTTTCAATACAAAGAAATGCTGCCTCAGTAACTCCACCAGTAGGATTTACTAATTATTTAGGTGCAACTTCTCTTTCTGCTTATTCTGTTGTATCAACTGATTTTTTTACATTACAACAAAGTATTGAAGGCTTAAATATTGCTGATTTAGCATGGGGTACTGCTAATGCCGCACCTGTAACTTTATCATTCTGGGTTCGCTCAAGTCTTACTGGTACATTTGGCGGGGCAATAAATAATAGTGGCGGTTCTAGATCATATCCATTTACTTACACAATTTCTTCAGCAAACACTTGGGAACAAAAAAGTATAATAATTGCTGGCGATACCTCTGGGACTTGGTTAACAACAAACGGTATAGGTATAACAGTTAATCTATCTATGGGGATGGGAGCAACTTATTTAGGTACTGCTGGCTCTTGGGCATCTGGGTCTTACTATTCTGCTACCGGCTCAACAAACGTAGTAGGCACTAACGGAGCTACGTTCTACATTACTGGCGTACAACTAGAGAAGGGCAGTACAGCTACTAGCTTTGATTACAGACCGTACACTACAGAATTGTCGCTTTGTCAACGTTACTACAATAAATGGAGTGGAGCAAATTCTCCTTTTATTGGTTTAGCAACTGCTCTTTTAACTGGAGGTACTGCTCCTGCAGCAAGAAGATTATCTTGGTCAAATCCAGTTGATTTTAGATCGCAGCCAACTATGGGTTCTGGCGGTACTATTCAATTTTATACATCTGGGCTAACAAATCTTCAGTTTTCTGCATTTGCTGGAACACAATCAAATAAAAATATAATTTCTTTTGACATTAATTCAACTTCAGCAGGTACTGCTGGACAATCAGCAATGTTAGTTATTGATAGCACTTCTGCTGCTAACTTTATTGACGCTTCTGCGGAGTTATAAAATGTACAAATTATGCTCAGATAAAAATTCAGTTATCCGTCTAGAAGATGGTGCTTGTATTCCTCTTGATCCATTTAACGTAGATGCACAAGAATTTGCTGGATGGTTATGGTCTGGAGAAAAACCAGAACCAGCAGAAGAAGGTGGTGACTACGTATCAGATGAATGGATAGATGATTTACTCAATAAATTTGGCTACAAAGATGGCGTAGGTGGATAATGCCAGCGATTATTGACGGTACAAAAGGAATCACTAACTCATCGTGGACTACTGCGGGCAGACCTACTGGTATATCTGCTGGCACGATGGGTTATAACACTACTCTTGGATATACAGAGTGGTATGACGGTAATGCTTGGTATCAATTCAATCAGTCTAAAGCCTATGCTGCAACTTATTTAATTGTTGCAGGGGGTGGAGGTGGAGGAGGCGGCCCTGCTGCTTCTGCTGCGTTCGGAGGGGGAGGGGGAGCCGGAGGCTACATTACTGGCACATCTACATTAAATGTAGGCACAACGTATTCTTTTGTCGTTGGTGGTGGCGGTGCAGGTCAAACATCTGGAGCGCAAGCTGTTAATGGTACTGACTCAACTGGATTAGGTCTTACAGCAATAGGTGGCGGCTATGGCGGCACAAACGTAGCTGGTAGATATGTTGGTGCGAATGGTGGGTCAGGCGGTGGCGGTGGTGGAACTAGCCAAGCAGGAGGCTCAGGCACATCAGGACAAGGATTCGCTGGTGGTGTTAGCACATCGACATCAAGCTCATCCACTGGAGCCGGAGGCGGTGGCGGTGGCGGTGGTGCAGTTGGTGCTGCTGCTACGAATAACGGTGGCAACGGTGGAGTTGGAATATCATCTAGCATTACAGGTAGTGCTGTTTTTTATGCGGGTGGGGGTGGAGGTAGCTGCCGAAATACTGGCGGTACTGGCGGTACTGCTGGTTCAGGTGGTGGCGGGAATGGAGTAGCTGGAACTGGTAATGGTGCTAACGGAACAGCGAACACAGGTGGTGGTGGTGGTGGTGGATATACCCTTAATGGTGGCAACGGTGGCTCTGGCGTGGTAATACTTTCAGTTCCTACAGCTAGTTATAGTACAACTGTAACAGGTAGTCCAACTGTAACCACATCTGGTGCAAATACAATTATTACATTTACTCAATCTGGATCATATACGGCTTAACTATGGGACACTTTGCTAAAGTTACTAACGGAATTGTTACTCAGGTTATTATTGCTGAACCAGAGTTTTTTGACACGTTTGTAGATTCATCTCCTGGTGAGTGGATTCAGACAAGCTACAATACTCGTGGTGGTCAGCATCCAGAAGGCAGACCATTACGTAAGAATTATGCAGGTATTGGTTACACTTACGATAGAGAACGAGACGCTTTTATTCCTCCTAAGCCAGAAGGAGATTATGCGTTAGATGAAGAAACTTGTTTATGGGTAGAGAATAATGTCTGACATCAACTTATCTGACGCTCAAATAGAAAAGATAGCTGAACGTGCTGCTGAGGTAGCATTTAAGAAGATTTACGAGGAAGTTGGTAAGTCTGTCGTTAAGAAGATATTCTGGATAGTTGGTGCAGGTGCTTTATTCTTATTAATGTGGTTAGGCTCTAACGGACAATTACCAAAATGATCGAAGTAGCGGTAGCCTTTGCTGCTGCGGAGGCTGCTGTTGCTGGAGTCAAGAGAGCCATCGCATTAGGGAAAGATATACAAGAGTGTTATCACGACATCTCTACGTTCTTTGAAAAGCAAGCCGAAATTAAGTCTGTTGCAGTTGTTGATACGGTAGCCAAGAAGAATCCTAATATTTCGTTATCGCAAGCAACTAAACAAGCACTAGACGCTACCTTTGCATCACGTAAGCTATATCGACTAGAGGTCGAATTACGTGAAATGCTTATCTACAATAACTCAGGTGAGACAGGACTTTACGAGGAGATGTGCGCTCGTAGGGACGCTATCGTAGCTGCTGCTAAAGAACAAGCTGAAGAAGAAGCTAGATTAGAGCGTATGAGGCTCAGAGAGATAGCTAGAAGGCGAGCAGAGAGGATGCAGTTAATTCAGAACATTATTGCTGCTATCGTTGGTACTGCTTGCGCTACGGCTATCTTGTATTTTATTTGGAGTATGTTTCACTGGAGGGAATGATGATTGGACTAGACGCAATTCTAAACATTGGTGGAAAGTTAATTGATAAGTTAATTCCTGATCCTGAAGCTAAAGCTAAGGCACAGTTAGAACTAACGAAATTAGCTCAAGACGGTGAGTTAGCTAAGATGGCTAATGACTCCAAGATGTACGAGGTTGAGCAGACTAATCTGACAGAGCGTATGCAGGCTGACATGGCTAGTGACTCTTGGTTGTCTAAGAATATTCGTCCATTAACGCTAATCTACATTCTTGTTGCTTATTTGATACTAGCTATCCTTGATGCTGCTTTAGTTGATATAGCTGACTCATTTGTTGAGCTACTAGGTCAATGGGGAATGCTCGTGATGTCGTTCTATTTCGGTGGTCGCACACTTGAGAAAATCATGGATATGAAGAAATGAAGCTATCAGAAAACTTTAGCCTACAGGAATTAACCAAGAGCGAGACTGCTTTACGGTTTGGTATGAAGAATGATCCTACTGAGGCAGATATACAGAATCTAAAGACGTTATGCGAGAAGGTGCTACAGCCTATTCGTGATAACTTTAAAACTGGCGTTAAGGTTAATTCTGGCTATCGTCATCCAGAGGTTAACGCTAAGGTTGGTGGATCGAAGTCCTCTGATCATTGCAAAGGTCAGGCTGCCGATATAGAGATACCTGCTATTGCTAACGCTGATCTAGCGCAGTGGATTTCGGATAACTTAACTTACACGCAGCTAATCTTAGAGTTCTATACGCCTGGCGTTCCTGATTCTGGCTGGGTTCACGTATCTTACGATGCTAATAATCTAAAGAAGCAAAATTTAACTGCAACATCTAAAAACGGTAAGACTGTTTATTCCAATGGATTGATAGCTTAGGAGTTTATTATGCGATGGATTGCTATTTTATTACTTGCTAGTGTTGCAACCGCAGCAACTTTAGATGATAATGGCAATCTGTTGTTATCAAGAGAAGAAGTAAATAATACTCGTGCGCTTTATAACGAACTAAACAGAGTAATTCAGTACCAGCAATATCGTATTGAAGAACTAGAAAAGGCTTTACAAGATGTCGAAAAAAGGAAGTGCCTCTAATATTCCTGCTGATTGTATGCCGATGTGCCGAACTTGTGCCTTCTTTAAGCCAGATAAAGAAGCAAGTTTAGGCGAATGTCACCGATTCCCTCCTACTGTGCTACCTGAAGATAATGGTGGCGTTTCCTTTTCCTTTGCACTAACCGCTTCTGATGAGTGGTGCGGAGAATATATACGGAGAGTAAACTAATGCCAGCTAAATTATGTAGTGATGACGAGTTTATATCGATATGGAACCAAAATCCATCAGTAGCAGAAGTGGCAAAGATTTTAGGTTGCCACATAAGATCAGTTAATTTAAGAAGAAGAAGTATAGAAAATAGGCTTGGAGTAATATTAAAAGCTACCGATAAACGCAGTCCAGATTTTAAAATAACGCTACCATCAAACGGTGTTAGAACTTTAGTTGATATGCCTGATGGCTGCATTATTGTTGGTAGCGACTGTCATTACTGGCCTGACGATATAGCTACAGCTCACAGAGCATTTGTCCATGTAGTTGATACCCTAAAACCTAATATTGTGATTATGGCTGGTGATGTCTTTGACGGTGCTAGTATCAGCAGACACCCGTCTAATGGCTACGAGGTTCGTCCTAATGTAAAGCAAGAGCTTGATGCCTGTCAGGATAGACTAGCAGAGATTGAAGCGGTAGCTGGTAACGCGAAACTGCTATGGACGTGGGGAAATCACGATATAAGATTCTCAGCTAGAATTTCTAATCAAGTTGGTGATACTTACAAGGACGTGATGGGATTTAATTTACAAGATCATTTCCCACGTTGGAAATTCTCAACGTCAATTATGGTCAACAATAACACTCAAATCAAGCATCGAAACTACAACGGAATTCACGCAGCATATAACGCAACCTTAAAGTCAGGGGTCTCAACCTGTAATGGGCATCTTCATAGTCTCAAAATTACCCCCTGGACAGACCTGACAGGCACGAGATACGGGATCGATTGCGGCTCGTTAGCTAATGTATGGGGGCAACAGTTTTTATATACAGAAGATGGGACTCGCAACCATCGTTCAGGATTCGCAATCCTTACTTATTACAAAGGCAAATTAATGCCTCCAGAACTCTGCGAAGTTATTGATGAGGAAGCTGGTCTTGTTTACTTTAGAGGTCAAGTGATTAGTGTTTAGACTCTGTGATTATCTCTTGTAGGCGTTTAATCTCCATACGTAGATGGTAGATAATCTCGTTTAAGTCCTTAACTTCTTCACGTTTTTTCTTATACGCTTCTTCAATAGTTTCCATGTCTCCTCCAATTGTATAGTTAGGTTTGCCACCACAGTAAGATTTAACCCAAGTCATTTTCCACAAGCCCTCTTTCTAGCTGCTTCCAGATCAGACTGAAACCACCATTTAATACATAGGTTATCAACTTGTCTTGTACTTAACGAGCGTATAGCGTCTTGATAGCCACGTTCGTACTCACGCTCTAGCTTGTCCTGTATAGCTAATGTAATACCTAGCAACATTAGGCTAACTCCTAGTAGAAATAGAATTCTCATAGTAATTTCTTTATATCCTTAATTGTCATTCCAAACGTCTCGTGTATAGCGATAATCATATCTGCGCTAACTGGATACTTTCCTGTACGAATCTTAGATAACGTAGGTGTGCTAAATCCTAGTTTAATTGCAAGTTGACGATCATTCTTAACGTCATAAGTCTTTTGTAAATAATCTAACAGTTTCATTGTTTTCCTTTTGTTGGTGCAGGGTCACTACCGAGAGTGTTCCGAAGGAGACGAGTAGCCCCTGCTGCTAGCGTTATAAGTCACCTCTAGCTGGACTAAACATTAAAATGGTGCGTCAGATAAATCGTCATCATAAAACTTTTCAGGCTTTGCTTTAGGCTTCTCGTCCTTCAATTTAAACGAGCAACTCATAAACTTACCGACTTTACTATCTTTTAGCCAAGCACTAACCCATATTTCGTTACCGTCTAAGTCTTTACCGTCACCTTTGTAATCGGGATGCTTATCTGTTTTCTTCTCCTGATTCTTGAACAGTGAGAAAGTGCCTGGTCGTGCCTCGTATTTAGTTTCCATTATTTATCCTTTAGCTTCT